GAATTTTTTGAAGACAAGCCGCGAGGATCGAAGATCACGCTGGCTCGACACTTGGGCGTAACCAAGCAGTGGATGGCGGCAATCATCACAGGGCGCGGGTTGGCAAGTGCAGAGGTCTGCGTTGCCATTGAACGATACACAAAGGGCAAGGTGTTGCGTGCAACATTGCGGCCTGACATCTTTGGAGACATCAAGTGATCTGGTACAAATTCTATCTGGGCGACTACATCACACACACCAACCACCTATCGGATGCTGAAGATTTAGCATACCGCCGCCTGCTTGATTTGTACTACATCAGCGAGAAGCCAATCCCACTTGAAACTGAATCGGTTGCACGCAAAATCCGCCTTGATTTGGACATAACCGAATCGGTTTTGGGGGAATTTTTTGACAAGGGTGTTGATGGGTATCGCAACAGTCGTTGTGATGCTGAAATCGCAAAGTATCAACACCAAGTTGAAAATAATCGACAACTCGGAAAGCGAGGCGGCAGGCCGAAGAAAACCGAATCGATAACCGAAACGAAACCGAAGGTTAACCCTAAACAGATACAGATACAGAATAAGAATATATCGTCGGTTGCACCGACAACATCGCGATTCAACGACTTTTGGTCTGCGTGGCCTTCGTCAAAAAGGAAGGTTGCCCGCGCCGAGTGCGAGAAGAAGTGGTTCAAGCAAAACCTCGACATGGTGGCTGACACCATCATTGCCAGCGTCACGCGGCTGAAGAAGACTGAGCAGTGGACAACAGGGTTTGATCCTGCGCCATTGACTTACATCAACCAGCGCCGCTGGGAAGACGATGCAGGCGAACAGCAGGCAACAGGGCGGAGGGTGATATGACCCCAGCCGAGCGTTTTGTTTCGCGTCTAGGTAAGGTCAGGGGCCGCAATGGTTCATGGACTGCACAGTGCCCAGCGCACGAGGACAAGTCACCATCGCTGTCAGTTCGGGAAACCGAAGATGGCCGCGTACTGGTGCATTGTTTTGGTGGATGCGCGGTGCATGATGTGGTCGGCGCAGTTGGTATGGACATGAACGACCTGTTCCCACCAGACGATAAAAAGCGTGACTGGAACGATACAGGCAAGGCCAAGGTCAAGCCAGCGTTCTACGCCAGCGACCTCTTACGCATTGCGTCGTTTGAGTGCTTGGTGGTGATGCTTGCGGCATACGACATGGCAAAGGGCAAACAACTCAGCAATGAGGACATGGAGCGATTAAAAGTGGCACAACAGCGAATAGAGGAGGTAGTGGTTTATGCAGGTATCTGAAATACAAAAACGGGCCAAGGAATTGGACGAGGCGCGTCGCATTCGGATTGTCAAACCTGATGAGGTTGATTTCGAGAAGTACATCAAGGCCAACGATGTTGGTCAGAAGGTGCGCGGCGCAATGGAATTTTTAGAAGAGGTGCGCGAAGACTTTATCAACCCGAAAGAAGAGCCACAGCAATCGATGCCGTGGCCGAAGACGCACCAAGGTTTTGGGTTCCGCGCAGGTGAGGTGACGCTGTACGCTGGCGGCAACGGTGGCGGTAAGTCAATGGTCACAGGGCAGATTGCACTGCACTTGATCAAGCAGGGCCAGCGCGTAATGATTGCATCGTTTGAGATGAAGCCCAAGCGCACGCTGACACGAATGCTTCGACAGTTTGCTGGTGAGAACATTTACAGCCCGATGTACATGAACAAGCAAAAGCATTTGATGGACTTGGTCACAAGGTTGCAAGACTTTTCGCACGGCAAGTTGTGGCTGTACGACCAGCAGGGTACGGTCACATCACAGCAGGTGATTGCGGTGGCTCGGTACAGCGCCGTCGAGTTGGGCGTGCAACACATCTTCATTGACTCGCTGATGAAGTGTGTGTCTGGTGAGGACGACTACAACGCACAGAAAATGTTTGTCGATGAGTTGACCGCGCTGGCGCGTGATCACAATGTTCACATCCACTTGATACATCACATTCGCAAGTTGGCAAGCGAAGAGATTCAGCCAAACAAAAACGACATCAAAGGGTCGGGCGCGATCAGCGACCAAGTTGACAATGTGTTGATGGTCTGGCGCAATAAAAAGAAAGAGCATCAAGCGCAGAACGGGCCAGTCGATCCGATGATCCCTGACGCCATGTTGATGTGCGAGAAGCAAAGGAACGGCGAGGCCGAAGACTGGTATTCGCTTTGGTATCACAAAGACAGCCAGCAGTTTGTTGAATACGACAACAGCGTGCCGATGTCTTTTGACAATGGAGGAAGATTTTGAATGACAAAGAGGAGCAAAGAGCAAGAGACCGTGAGCATATGCACCGCTGTCTCGTTCGGGAAGTCATCAAGATGCGAATTAAAGATCGCGATGGTGCATACCGTTGGCTTCGTGGCTACAGTGATCACACTGGGCGTTGGAAAAAAGGGTGGAACGAAATTCACCCCGAATCAAAACTTGAAGAAGATGTTAGAGACCAATGGGTCAAAGGTAATCGAGGTAACGAAGGAGAATGGAAATGACAAAGCAAGACGCTGAACTTAGCCCTTTAGCAAGGCAACTACTTGGCAACTCTGGGGCCATGAAGTTATTCACGCAAACTGAATTTGATGCGGCATTGAAAGAAGCGAAAGCAGAGATCATGGCGATTGCAATTCAAACAAGCAAGCAGGCAATTTACATAGAGCGCAACGCGTGCGCCGATCTTGCGTTGCAGTGGAGTCAAGAGGAATTGTCGGAAGCCATCCGCCATCGCATGAGGCCAGTCAATGATTGAGTTCACACTGCCTTGGCCTCCATCGGTAAACACTTACTGGCGCAACTTTGATGGTCGCATGATCATTAGTGCAAAGGGGCGCGAGTACCGTGAGACCGTTGGCGACCAGATGACGGTGCAAAAGATGGTCAAGCATTACTCTGGCCCATTGCGCGTGGTGATCGAGGCGTGGAGGCCAGACAAGCGACGCAGGGATTTGGACAACCTGCTGAAAGCAACACTCGACGGGCTGGCCCACGCTGGTGTGTACGAAGACGATTCACAGATCGTTGACCTGCGCATCTACTGGGCACCAGACATCGGTGGGATGTTAAAAATAAAGATCGAGGAGATCGAATGAAACAAGAACCTGAATGGATTGACATCGTTGCGTTGATTGCGATGCACTCGCTGTTGCAGACAGCACCAAAGAACGCAAGGAACGAAGACATTGCATACGAGGCATACAGGCAAGCGGAGGCAATGATGGAGGCAAAAGAAAATTATGGTGAGTGACCTCTTCAATATTTTGATGATTATGTTGATGTTGACTGGCGCGTTGTGTTGGATTGCAACGATTCTTTTGTGTTGGTATTACTGGTCTTGTAACAAAAAAAAGGAGAAGTAAATGTTTGAATCATTCGGAGATTTTTTTTGGACATTCATGGCAATGAGTGGCTTTATGTTTTGGATTTGTCTGGCAATTTTTGTCGGCATGGTGATCAAGCGCAACCGCGCAAAAAGGAAGGCTTACTATGAGTGAAGAGAGAGACCCACACAAAGCGGTGGACTACATCCTGAAGAACGCCGCGCTGTTTGCAAAAGCAAAAGCAGAGCGCACATACATCGAGCATTACCGCAAGAGCCTGAAGGGCATCTTGATGAAGCGGTCGATGGAGACCGCCATCGGAGCGCAGGAGCGCGAAGCATATGCACACCCAGAGATGATTCAATTGCTTGAAGGATTGAAGGAGGCTGTGGCTATTGAGGAGCGGCTGAAATGGGACATCACGGCGGCTGAATTGCGCGTGGAAATATGGCGCACAGAGCAGGCGAACAACAGGGCCGAAGGAAAGGCAACACAATGAAAACACCAGAAGACGAAGCGTTTGATGAGTTGGAGAAATCCCTTGGCTGGCGCAAGCGGCAGATTGTCCAGCGTCAACTCACTGCTGAAGAAAACATCCTGCGCAACGAGACACTTGAAGAGGTGGCCGTTGAGTTCGATGGCATGAAATCTTTTGGCGATACAGCCGCATCCTTCGCGGTCTATGTGCGAGGACTCAAGCGATGACCGATAAGCCTAAGACCTGTCAGGTGTGCCGCCTGCGACCAGCAGACAAGCAGGTGCGAACCAGCAAGGGCGCTCCGCAGTGGCGATGCCAGACCTGTCACGACCTCAAGAATCGTGGCGGTTTTACCAAGGGCAAGCAATGACCACGCTCAAAGAAAAAAAGCACATGAGCGCGGTGGCCGAGTTGGGCTGTTCGGTCTGCCGCAGGATGGGGTATGAGGGCACGCCTGCTGAGTTGCACCATCCAAGGCGATTGGCGGGGGGCTGGGGCCGTTCTAGCCACATGAGTGTCATACCGCTATGCCCAGAGCATCATCGCGGCTCTACGGGCCTGCACGGGCTGGGCACCAAGGGCTTCGAGAAACACTACGGCTATGACGAGGCCGCTCTGTTGGCCGACACCCTTAAATTGCTGGGTGTTGTAGAAACCCAACAATAAAAAATATTTTTTCAAAAGAGTTGTAAAAGGTGAAATACTGAATTACACTACCATCACTGACCAAGCAATTGTTGCAAGGCAGAACCAGAGAACAGAAAGCGAATTATGAACAACGACATCAACTTCACATCAGTAGACACACTCGGCTCACTCTTGGCCCAGATCGCCGACTTGACCAAGCAAGCCGATGCAATCAAAGACGACATCAAGGACAGCGCCAGCGCAGGCGGTGCAAAGGTTGTAGAGGGTGCTTTGTTTAAGGCCACCTACATCGAGAGCAACCGCTCAACCGTTGACTACAAAAAAGTCTTGGCCGTTCTTACTGCCTTGTTGCAAGAGCAAAACAAAGAAATCGATGCCAACAAAATTGTTGCTGGCTTGATTGCGTCAAGCACAAATACCTCCGCTGTGTTCAGCGTGAAGGTCACCAGCAAATAAACCAACGGGGCTTCGGCCCCATAACCAAAACGAAAGCGAATCGGATATGAACGACCCTAAAATTTATTTGAGTTACAGCGAACGCGGTTGGATTTTGATCAACCAAGGTTCACCATTGTGCGACTACAAAAAGACCAAGGCCGAGGTCATGGAGGTTGTGAAATTCTTCAAGATCACATTGCCAGACTGCACATGGAATGGCGACCGTGGTGAGTTTGTTGTTACAGACACAATCGAGGAAACAGCATGATCGATCAATTCGATATGTTCGATGGTGAGGGCGCGTTCTTAGGCAAGATGCGCCACCACTGGAACAAGGCCATTGAGAGCGAGGGCGCGTTTTGCCCTTGCTGTGGCAAGTGGGGCAAGGTCTACAAAACTAAGATGAGCCAGCACCTTGCGCTATGCCTGCGATGGATCAGCACGCATGGTGATTCTGATGGCTGGGCCGATGTGCAGAATACGGCACCACGGTTCATGCTCAAGAGCAAGACCTACACCCTGCTGGAGCATTGGGACTTGATCGAGTCAAAGTCAAACCGCTCTGGCATCTGGCGTGCAACGCTGAAGGGCCAAGACTTTGTCAGCGGCCAGATCAGCCTGCCCTCCGCCGTTCACATCTACGACAACAGGGTGTGGGGTTTTGAGGATGAAGAGGTTTCTTTTCGAGGTTGCTTTGGAAAGCACTTTGACTTTGACGAGATGATGTCTGACCAATTTAAATGGGCCAACCTTCAGGAGAAAAAATAATGAGTGAGACCACTATGAGCGAATACATCAAAGGCTTTGACGCAGGCTACGGCTATGTCCTGCAAGAGGTCGAGAACTACATCAAGCAATACCCAGACAACAAGTTTGCACTGGCAGAGTTGTTGGCGCATCTCAAGATGGAGGGCAAGCCAGAATGACCGACCTGTTTGGACATGAAGAGTTCGACTGGCGCAAAGAGTGGCAGGGTATGCCAGAGTTCTTTCAAGAGGACTTGATGCCACAGCGCGTGATCAATTTGCGCTTCCGATGTGAGGAGGATGTGCAGGAGTTTGCCAAGTTGATCAAGCAGACAATCACACCCAAGCAGAAGGCGCTCTGGTTCCCCTTCGCTGAGTTCCGCAGGGCCGCGCATTTGAGGTGGGTTGATGAACCCTAAGTACCCTGTCTACATTGTGTCTAAGGGCCGCTGGGAAACGCGGCTGACAAGCAAAGCATTGGAGCGCATCAATGTGCCCTACTACATCGTGGTGGAGGAGCATGAGCGCGACCAGTATGCGGCGGTGATCGACCCGCAGAAGGTGCTAGTTTTGCCAGCAGGGTATCTGTGGAATTACGACACCTGCGACGAGGTGGGCGAGGCACGCGGCAAAGGCCCCGGGGCCGCTCGGAACTTCTGCTGGGATCACTCCATGAGCCTCGGCCATGCTAGGCACTGGGTCATGGACGACAACATCGCCTCCTTCAACAGGCTCAATCGCAACCTCATGGTCAAGGTCACATCGGGCACCATTTTCAAAGTCACTGAGGATTTCGTTGACCGCTACGCCAACATCGCCATCGCTGGTTTCAACTACGATTTTTTTGCCAAGGCCAAAGAGCCTCTGCCTGCGTTTGTAATGAACACCCGCATCTACTCCTGCCTGCTCATTGACAACAGCCTGCCAATGCGCTGGAGAGGCCGCTACAACGAGGATACAGACCTGTCCCTGCGCGTGCTGAAGGCCAGATACTGCACGGTGCAGTTCAACGCATTCCTGCAAGAGAAGGCCACCACCCAGACCATGAAGGGCGGCAACACCGACGAGTTCTATGCCAAAGAGGGAACCTTGCCCAAGTCAGAGATGCTCCAGCGCCTGCACCCTGATGTGGCCGAGGTGGTCTGGCGGTTCAATCGTTGGCATCACCATGTGGACTACACACCCTTCAAGCGCAACCCACTGATCCGCAGGGACTGGGTGGCCGTCCCAGAGGGAGTCAACGACTACGGCATGGTGCTGAAAGACATTAGGGAAAATACTTAGAAAATAAATTGATAAAGTGCCTGCATAGTGAAATATGGTGTTACACTTGCATCACTGCAATAAGCAGGTAACAGCGAATCAGGAGCGAATATGAACACAGCATCAAACCCCTTCAGCGACATGGAAGACGACTTGGACTTTGGCGCACCAGCCAAGGCCACAACCTTCGAGGTGGCTTACTTCGAGCAAGAGTGCCCTAAGTGCAGAGGCACTGGCCGCGTCACCTTCGGTTATGTCCATGTTCGCTCTGGCGAATGCTTTGCTTGCAAGGGCAAGGGCAAGATGACTTTCAAGACCAGCCCAGCCACACGCGCCAAGGCCAAGGCCAGCGCACAGCGCCGCGTTACTGCCAAGGCTGATGCACAAGCCACTAAGGTTGCCGAGTGGAAAGAAGCCAATCCAGCCGAGGCCGCATGGATGGAGTCCAGCGCACCGCGTTTTGAGTTTGCCAAGTCTATGCTTGACGCGCTCACCAAGTTCGGTCACCTCACAGAGCGTCAGATGGAAACCGTCCAGCGCCTGACGGTGCAGGATGCAGAGCGCCAAGCCGCTCGTGCTACAGAGCAAGCCGCCCGCGCTCAGTCAGCCCCAGTGGTAACCGTCGAGGCTATCGAGGTGGCATTCAACAACGCCAAAGAAGCAGGCGTGAAGCGCCCTAAGTTACGCCTCGACACATTTGTGTTTAGCCCTGCTGGCGAGACAAGCGCAAACGCTGGTGCCATCTACATCAAAAACAAAGAAGACGGCCTGTACTTGGGCAAGGTTATGGGTGGTCGCCTGTTCACATCACGCGACTGCACCACAGAGGCCGCAGAACGCATCGTGGCGGTCTCCAGCGACCCAGCGCAAGCCGCCATAGCCTACGGCCAGAAATTCGGTGCCTGCTCGGTCTGTGGCCGTGCGTTGACTGACAGTGACAGCATCGCTCGTGGCATTGGCCCCATCTGCGCAGAGAACTACGGGTTCTAAGGGTAAGTCCTTACAAAATAATTTGTGAGGGGCTTGTACAGACCTCACAAGTTAATGTTATACTTTCACCAACAACAGCAATAGTGCAGTTGTCTAACAGCGAAGGAAAGCGAAATGACAAACACAACATGGACTCGTAAATTGGGATCACACATCATTGGTAGTGGTGATGTGCGCGGTGAGGTTTACTTTGACGGCACAGAGTACAGCGCATATGCGCAGACTAGCACTGACTCTGCTTATGAGAACTTCAAGTCTTTGGCCCAAGCAAAACGCTGGGTTCAAAAATTCTTGTCAATCTAAAAGCGAAGGAAAAAAAAATGAAATACCTATCAGATGCAATGGCCCAGAAGCGCAACGAGAACGACGCTTTTGAGGCGCGTCATGCCAAAGCAAATGCCGCACGCGCCAAGCGCATTGCCAAGTTCACACCACGCACAGACCTGCACCCAGCAGTGGGAGTGCTGATGAGCGCCAAGGGTGTGACCTACTACGCGTTCGTTGGTGGCGTGTACCGCGAAGGTTCGCCAGAGCATCTGGCTTCATTGTTAACAGCGTAAGGAGAATCAAAATGAGAGCATCAACAGTAGACCGCACCTTTCAGGATGTCGTATCTTTTGACAACGGCGAGACCGTGCAGGATGTGACCGTGGGTTACAACTACATTCCAGCGGAACTGAATTACCCCTATGCCCCAGATTACGCCGAAGAGTTCGAGGTGTTTGTGTTTGACGACTACAGCAAAGACATCACGGTGGATGTGCCAAGGGACGAGTACGAGCGGCTGGTGGAGGAGGTCAAGGCCGACCGCAGGCAGGTTTTGAAGGATGCCAGCGAATACTAGGGTTTGTCCTGATAAAAATATTTAAAAAAAGTGTTGCCAAGTGAAATAATCGGTTACACTTACAGCACTGACACAGCAAACCTGCATAGTCAGCCAAAAGAGAAGGAACAGCGAAATGAACACAGAACTCAAAAACGAATTGGTAGCAGAATTCAAAGCCCAAATTATTTCCAGCGTGAAATTTCAATTCAACCGCTTGCATGAAATCTTTGGCCCAACATTCCGTGGCGTGTACAACAGCAAGCATTACAGCCTCTGGTCTTTGACAGTGCGCCCATGCACAAAGCGCCTTGGTGACCGTATGAACGACGAGATCGTTTTGTGCGAAGACAACACCAATGAGTACGCTCAAGATCAGGCCGAGTTGTTTGCAGACGAGTTGATCGCCAAAGTGAACGCCAAGGCTGGTGAGTTGACAGACAGCAAAGTGCTTCGCATCAGCGGCGCAAACTTCCGCATCACTGGCATGAAGGGTGACAAAAAAGTGATGATTGAGCAAAACCAAATCATCAATGTGTCAGTCAAGGGCAAATTGTTCAACCAGTTCCCTGCACGCATCTATGTTGACGGCAAGTTCATTTCAGCCGCCGCCTTCAAGAAAATCTAAACCACTGGGGGCTACGGCCCCCATTAGGGAAAGCACCTAGAAAATAATTTAGAAAAGTATTGTCAAGGTGAAATACAGTGTTACACTTGCATCACTGACACAGCAATTCCGCATAGTCAGTTAATAGCGAAAGAAAAGCGAAATGACATACACAACAACAACCCGTAAAGAGCAGAGCGCAATCGTTGACTTTGTCTTGACAGCCAATGGCAACGGCATCACCAACATCTGGGCTTGCCTGCCTAAGACCCACCAGTTGGTTGTGACCAACCAAGTAGGTCAAATCCGCAAGGCCAAGGATTCTCTGGCCGAGGGCTGGGATGAGTTAGGCAACCGTGTGGTTTTGACCACTGACTTGCGTGTTATTCAACAGTGTTAATCAACAGAGAAGGAAACAGCGAAATGAAAAAATCTATCAAACTCAAAGACATCTACGCAGGCCAATTGGTGGTCACCAGCGACAGCCCAGAAGCGCAAGTGCGCACAGTAGAGAGCGTCGAGGGCTTCATGGTTACACTGACTTGGTACGAGGGCACCAGCCAGTGCATCCAAGGCGTGGACTACTCACTGCTGGGTGTGCCTACATTGGCCCAGATCGAGTACAGCATCAGCAACTATGGTCGCCTCGCGAACATGGAAGATGTCAAGGATGTGAGTCTGCTCATCGGCTAAACCAACAGGGGGCTTCGGCCCCCACTACCGAATCAATAACCAACTGAAAGCGAATCGATTATGACAAACGAAATTGAAGTGACAGTAAAGACCGAGCATGGTGTGCGCGTGTCTGTCTCCGAGTGGGACGACGGTGGTGCGTGGATGCACCTGCAAGGCCGCAACGCCAGCATGAGTACAGTGCTGACTCGTGACGAGGCCCAGCAGTTGTTGGCTGGCCTGCAAGCCATCTTGGCAAAAGAGGTGACAGTATGAGACAAACACAACTTGAGTTCTACATCAAGGCGTATGAACTTGAACACGAGTTATTAAAAAAAGCGGCTTTGAGAAACGAAGAACTTATGTCGATCATAAGAATGCTGGTAGAGCAACTTGAGGAGAAAAACAAATGAACCGACAGCAGATCGAAGAGTTCATGGGCGAACTCAGCATTGGTCGAGTCATCCGCAAATTGCCATCCGAGGACAGGAAGCGCGTGTTCCAGCAGTTGGTTGAGACAGCACCAGAATTCTCGGCCAAGCAGTTTCAAATGTTTGGCCTGAAGGGATCGTTCGGGCTGAGTGACCAGCACCGCATGAATATCTCAGCAGGCATCAGAAGATCATTGGAAAAAAGAATGAAGGCAAAACAAGCAAAGGCACAACGATATGAACAAACAGGAGATTGACGACATGATGAAAGACCTTCCAAGCCAACAATTACCCGAGGAGACCGTGTTGCAAAAGTTAATTATTGGTATAATCTTTATTGCGTTTTTGATGTTCTGGATGTGGGTGCCAGACTTCACGCTGGATGAGGAAGACTGCATGAAGCAGGTGTCCAGCGCGTATGTCAAGAACCTATGTAGCGAATCGCAACCGAAATAAAACCGAGTCGGTTCTTGGCCCCAAAGGCCGAGGCCGACAACATCTTCAGATCAGATTGGTCGTTGATGTAGGTGAGACAAGGCAATGGCCTTGATTGGTATTCCTATGCCCAAAGCATAGACTGGCGAACCCAAAGCGAATCGATTACACTGCGATCAATTCGACACTATGGGGAATATGGGTCATGCCAGAAACACCGAAGGGGCCAAAGAGGCCCGCAAAGAACACTAGAGCGGCACAGGAGGCCGCGAAAGCCATTGGGAAGGCCAAGGTAGCCGCAAAGGCCACGAAGGCTTCTACGCCCGCAAAAACAGGCAGGCCAACAAAGTACAACCAAGAGACAGCAGACTTCATATGCATGATGCTAAGTGAGGGGATGAGTCTAAGGCAGATACTGAAGGCTGACACTGCTGGGAGACTTCCAGCGCAGTCTACGGTTTATGAGTGGTTGATTCGCCACGCCGTCTTTGCGGAGCAATACGCACGCGCTCGTGAGGAGCAGGCCGACACCAACGCCGACGAGATCATCGACATTGCCGACGAGCATCCTCCTGAGTACACCGATAAGGACGGTCGGACTTATCTTGACCAAACCTACATTGCTTGGCAGAAGAACCGCATCGAGGCCCGTAAGTGGACGGCCATGAAACTCAAGCCAAAGAAGTACGGCGACAAGTTGGGCCTGCACGGCGTCGAGGGTGCCGCGCCCATTGCGACGCAGGATGCGACGGCCAGCAAGTTCGAGGAGATCATCCGCAACATGGAGATGACCAAGCGTGCTGGCTGACCTGTTCGATGACCAGACGGTGGCCGAGTTCGAGACTCTGCCCGAACATAACCGAATCGCTTTCATCGCGCACGCTCAGTGGATAGCCAAGGCGCACGCCTACCAGATACCGCCAGACCTGCATCTGGATTACCGAGTGTTCTTGATGCTTGCGGGCAGGGGTGCAGGCAAGACGAGGTCAGCCGCCGAGGCTTTGTGGTGGTGGGCATGGACGCACCCGAACACGATGAGCATCGTTTTGGCTCCCACTTCGGGGGACTTAAAATTCACTTGCTTTGAAGGGCCGTCAGGATTGCTTGCCTGCATTCCTGAAGCACTGGTGACCGACTACAACAAGCAAGACCACCTGATCAAGTTGAGCAACGGCTCCAAGATTCGTGGTGTATCAGCAGACTCGTATGACCGCCTGCGCGGCATCAACTCATCCTTTGTGTGGTGCGACGAGTTGGCCGCATTCAACTACCTTGGCCCAAACGAGGCGTGGGACAACATGATGCTTGGCCTGCGTATCAAGCCAGACGACAAGCCCCACAGCCAGCCTCGTGTGATCGTGACCACGACACCGCGCCCCAAGGACTTGATCCTTGATCTGGTGGGCCGCGAGGGTGACGATGTGGTGGTGTCCCGCGCCAGCACCTTCGACAACGCCAAGAACCTCGACAAGGCATTCCAGCGGCAGTTGGACTCGTACAAGGGCAGTAAGTTGTATGAGCAGGAGGTGCTAGGTCAGATCGTTGACCTCGAAGACGGCAAGGTGGTCAGCCGCGATATGTTCAAGTTGTGGCCTGCGCATAAGCCCTTCCCTAAGTTCGAGTACATCGTGCAGTCCTATGACTGCGCCTTCTCAGAGAAGGAACACAACGACCCGACGGCCATGACGACATGGGGCGTGTTCAAGCCGCAGGACGGGCCTATGAGCGTGCTTCTGATCGACTGCTGGGCTGAACACCTGTCCTTCCCTAAACTCAAGCCCAAGGTGCTAGAGGAGTGGCGTGTGTCCTACGGTGAAGGCAGAGAGGCCAAGCGGCCTGACCTGATCCTCGTGGAGGACAAAGCCGCAGGCATATCCCTGATCCAAGAGTTGCGCTATGCCCACCTGCCTGTGCGTGCCTACAACCCCGGCAGGGCTGACAAGATGCAACGCCTACAGATCACCGCGTCCATCTTCGCGACTGGCCGTGTCTGGCTTCCTGAGTCCGACACCCACAAGGGCTATGTCAGGAGTTGGGCCGAGGGCTTCCTGTCCCAGATATGCGCGTTCCCTGATGCGGCGCATGACGACTATGTGGACAGCGCGACACAAGCGATTCGGTTATTGAAGGACATGAACTGGCTCGACATCAATCCAGAACCGCCTGATAATGACGACGACTATCTGGAGTTCACCCAACAGAAACGGGTGAACCCGTATGCGGCATAAGGAGCAACATGGCTGACCCAACCAAAGTAATCAAAGGCGGATTGAGCGCCGTGCGCAACGCAAGCCGTGCGGCAGATCAGGCGCTGGAGGCCAAGAGGCTGGCGCTGGAGGCGGCTAACCCTCCCATCAAGGCGTCGGAGGCTTACGGCCAGCATGAGGGCGCGTATATGAAGCCGATCTTCTATGACCGCATGAAGGTTGATCTGTCTGAGGGCAAGAAGGGTGGCCCCGGGTTCTCTGGCATCCAACTTGTTGACCCCAACTACGCCAAGGCAAAGGCGGCGGCAGGCGTGACCGACCAGAAGATGGCAACGCGTATCCTGAACCGCAACAAGGCTGGTGTTCCCGCAGGTGCCAAGGTGATCTGGACACCGTCGGTCGGTGGCCTTGAGCAACACAAGTCCAACTCAACCCTATTTGGCAAGTTCGCTGACATCTTTGCCAGCCAGCGCAAGAATATGTCTCCCGACGAGATACAGAAGTTAAGCGACTACGCCAGCACTAAGGTGGACAATCAGGGCAAGTTGATCTTCCCTAACGGCATTGACTTAGGCTCCAACAGGTTCCGCCAGAAGGTGACAACCTATAACCAACGCGCCCTGATGGCTGACATCTTTGCTGGCCGTGGTGTAGGTGGTGAGAAGGGCCGCACGGTGCCTGTGGAGGAGTTGCTTGAGAAGAACCTCGACCCCAATGTGGCAAGTGCTGGCACGCTCGATTTAGGCAACAGGCTGTTCAGGCTTGATGGCAGTGTCATTGACCGCCCTGACCTGCACAGCGACTACCGCAAGATTTTGACTGGCGAAGACCTTGGCGTGAACTACATTCCCGTGCCCATCAGAGATGTGTACAGCGACTGGGAAGTGCAGAAGGCGCTTGACTTGGCCGCGCAGGGTAAGAACCGACCCGTCACGCTGATGGACTACACGAAGAACGATCCCACGGTGCAGTTGACCGAGGCGCTGTTGACCAAGATGCAAAAGGCTGGGCAGAAGAAGGGTGGAGTCGTCAGGAGCGAGGAGAGTCCAGAGGATATGGCCCGATTCCAAAAGCGGTATGCAATGCACAAGGCCATCGGTGGCCGCGTCAGCAGTAAGCCAGTCAAGATGGCAAGCGGCGGAAGCATCTTTGATAAGCCAGTCCACATGATTGACGGTGGCAAGGTAGCCAAAGGCGTGATGGGTGCTTTCAACAAGGCCAGCACTGCGGCGGATGCGGCAATGGCCGAGGCCAACCTTAAGAAGATGCTTGAGCCAAGTAAGGTGCAACAACGCCTGTACCACGGCACGACGGCCACTGAGGGCGGTAAAGGGAAAGAGGCCATACGCCGCCTTAAACCTAGCAAGGAGGGCGCGTTAGGCTCTGGGGTATACATGACCCCCAACACACCACACGCAAGTAGTTACACGGGCATTCCTAATGACGAGGCGCTTGCGATGATGAGTCAGGGTAACGATTACACCAAGAAGATGGCTGACCAGTTTATGGCTGACCGTGCGGCAGGCAGACTGCGTGAAGGACAGGCAGGCGGCAATATGTTGCCAGTCTATGCCCAGATTAAGAACCCTCTCATCATTGGTAAGTCAGGCAGGAACATTGACCCAGCGGCTGATGCTCTTATGGGCCTTGGCATGGATGAGGCAAGCGCCATCCGATTGGTGGAGAAGGCGTTTGAAGAGAAGGGTAATATCGGCAAGCAGATTCAGAGCAGGGCGCAGGCCCAAGGCTACGACGGCATCATGCAGTATCGAGGCGACGAGTTGTCCGAGGTGGTGTCGTACAACCCTAACGCAATCAAGAGCGCGATTGGCAACCAAGGCACCTACGACATCAATCACCCAGACTTGAGCAAGGCCGAGGGTGGCGCTATGCTTATGCCAACTAAGAAGACTCAAGGCTTTGAAGAAGAAAAGCCAATGGATAAAAGTGTCTTAGAAAAAATGCACAAAGCGGTTAAAGAAATGCCAAAACTTCCGACAAGCCCACTTGGCTCTGCTTTGAATCTAGGCTATGAGGGATACAAATATTTCTCAGGCAAAGACCCAGTTGGGGAATTTCAAAAAGAACTCAATCGTAAGTTAAACCCCAAAATGGATACAGGTTCTGTGCCTGTTGAGCAATTTGAAAAGTTTGCCAAAGGCGGTGCCGCTCGACAAGAATCACCAGAAGACATGGCGCGTTTCCACAAGCGGTTTGTCATGCACAAAGCCCTTGGCGGTGCAGTCAAGAAGCCCCAGAAGTTTGACGGTGGCGGTATTGCATCACCAGAGGAGAACCTGACGGTTCCTCCAGACCGCGAGACCAAGGCTGGCTTGATGGCCGAGTACCTTGCCAAAGCGGCAAAGGAGCAGGGCAAGGAAGAATTGTCCAGCCTAAAAAAGCCACGCGCCATCACGGACTTGCTTAACCGTGGCGTGCTGGCAAACAATCCATTGAGCGCAGGCGTTGACCTTTTCAACATGGGACTGAATGTTGTTGGCGCAGGAAGCGAGAAGCCATTCCTTGGGTCTGAACACCTAAAGGAATTGATGAACAAGACGGGCGTCACTTCAGGCGAAGAGCGCCCCATGATGGAGACCGCTTTAAGTTTTGCCAGCCCCACGGCAATGATCAAGGGTGCGATGAAAGCAACAGACGCGGCTAAGAAAGCGCCTGAGTTGCTCAATAAAGCATCAAGCGCAATCAGTTCGAGTAAACTATCCCCTCTGGCAACAGAGGCGAAGACTGCATCGGCAGGGAAGCCAACAGGAGCAACATATGCTACAAAACAAGAAGGGCCATTTTTCAGAGTCAGCCCAACAACACTTGACACAAGTAAGGCAAAGACGCGAGGAATTAGAGAAGCGGATGAACTTCAAAGCCCAGCCCCTCTCGGAGGAGGAGCAGGATCAATTGGACGCGAAACTCCGCAACTCTTATCGTCAGAAGAGGTGGGTCGAATAATTGCTGACCCAGTTGCAAACGAGCCGCTGAACATTGCGAAGAAATACACGCAGGAGACTCAAGGCACTGACTTTGTTTTTCCTGACATTCCTGAAAGTTCGCTCGTTAAGCAATCAGCCATTGGCCGCACGCAACAACTTGCGGTTGATGGATCGCCTGAGTACAAGACTGCGGTCTTTGATGCTTATGCCCAGCAAATGCCTGATGTGCTTGAGCAGGCTGGCGCAAAGAACTACGACGACCTGATGGAGAAGGCTTACCGCCAACTTGCAAAAGAGACCGACGACCAGTTCAAAGCCTTGCCTTACAACTTCTCGTACCACCGCGCAGGCGAGGGCAACTACAACGGGGCTATGGATATGGCCTCGGATGTCCACGGCAACAAACACTTGTATGTGTACCAAGGCGGTGACAAGCACGACTTCTTGAACCGCGTAGACCCAGCGTCTGGCTTGAACGAGAACGAAAAGTTCCGCGCAGTGCATGACCTGCTTGGTCACGCCATTTACGGCAACCAGTTTGGCCCCAAGGGTGAAGAGATGGCATGGGCCATCCACAGCCAGATGTACAGCCCACTAGCAAGGTTGGCTATGACGGCGGAAACCCGTGGTCAAAATTCGATGGTCAACTACAGCCCACTGAACGCAAACTTGAAGGCCGAATTGGCAATGTATGACAGCATGGCAAACGAAGCCCGCAGGAAGGGTGACAAGGCTCTGCTAAATGAGATCATTGCGGCCAAGCGGCAAGCCTATTCAGGCTTTGAGTTCGCGCCCAACAAGGCCGTTCTATTGCCTCCTGAGTTCTTGAGTCCAAAGTACACTGGCGGAATGCCTTCATATCTTGAAGCCGCAAACCGACCCGTAAAGGGAACCGAAACCCAATCGGTTTTGACTCACTTCAGCAACGACCCCAACTTGCAGATGTTAGACCCCAAGAGGTATGGCACTGGCATCAAGGGGGCGGAGGCCGAGCGCCTGCGCGACTATGCTGGTGGCGTGAAGGATCGCTCGTATTTTTACTTAGGGGAGCCGGGAACCGTGGCACCAGAGGCTGGCCTCGGCGTAAACCGCTACCGTGGCGAAGCATCCAGCCTGTACGACATCACGCAAGACCCCCTGAACTTTCAAAAACTAGCACGCGAGTCAAACCGCACGCCATTCACGGCAAAATACAACCAAGGCGTGACCTACCCCTTGCAAGATGCAAACGATGTTGAGCGTTTGGTCAAGGAATACGGCTACCAAGGCATGGCAAATCCAAAGGCTACCAAGCCAATGGCTATCATGTTCAAAGAAACACCAGTTCGCCGCCAAGCACGCGGTGGGCTTACATTGATGAAGTGAGAAGACTATGGCAACACAATTTCCAAACGACCCCAACGCAGACCGCTTTATCGACGGGCTAAAGATGACTGACGACGGCGGTGCTGTTGCTGATTTAGAAGAAGAGAATCAGGATGTCGAGGAGTTGGAAGATGGCTCGGCCATTGTGACTCTTGGCGAGTTCAAAGGCCCAGAAGAGAACCCAGACTTTTACGAGAACCTTGCGGAGACCATCAACCTGTTCGACCTTGAGAAGATTGGTATGCGATACCTTGATCTGATCGAGAAGGACAAGGAAGCCCGCGAGAAGCGAGACAAACAATACGAAGAGGGACTCAAGCGCACGGGCTTGGGGGATGACGCCCCCGGGGGTGCTAACTTCTTCGGTGCCAGCAAGGTTGTTCACCCCATCATGGCCGAGGCTTGCGTTGATTTTGCCGCCCGCGCCATCAAGGAAATGTTCCCACCTGACGGCCCAGTGCGTACAAAGATTTTGGGCGATGTCACTGACGAGAAGACCGAGACCGCAGAACGCAAGCGCGACTACTTAAATTGGCAGTTGACCGAGCAGATGCAAGAGTTCCGCGACGAGCAAGAGCAGTTGCTCACGCAGTTGCCACTTGGCGGCTCACAGTTTATGAAAATCTGGTACGACGACAAGAAGCGCCGCCCTTGCGCTGAGTTTGTGCCTATCGACAACATCCTTCTGCCCTTCGCGGCAGTGAACTTCTACACCGCCCAGCGCGTGACAGAACAGCAAGACATCACTGGTTGGGAGATGCAACAGCGCATCGACCGTGGCCTGTACCGCGACATCAGCCTGATCCGCGCATCCGCCGAACCAGAGCAGACAGCCGCAGAAAAAGCCAACAACAAGATTGAAGGCAAGTCGTGGGATGACAACGAAGACGGCCTGCGCCGTGTTTTCCACATTTACACATGGCTGTCGATTGACGACGACCCAATCACTAATGGCGACTCCGCCCCTTACATCCTGATGGTTGACGAGTTAGAGAGCAAAGTGCTTGGCCTCTACCGCAACTGGGAAGAGGGCGACGAGTCAATGGAAAAGTTGGACTGGATCGTCGAGTTCAAATTCATCCCTTGGAGGGGCGCATACGCTGTTGGGCTACCTCACCTCATCGGAGGTCTCAGCGCGGCCTTGACGGGCGCATTACGGGCCTTGCTGGACACTGCACACATCAACAACTCGGCCACGATGCTGAAGTTGAAGGGTGCCCGCATCTCTGGCGCAAGTCAGCAGATCGAAGTGACGCAGGTGACCGAGATCGAGAGCGCCCCCGGGGTCGATGACATCCGCAAGATCGCTATGCCTATGCCCTTCAACCCACCCTCACAGGTGCTGTTTGAGTTGCTAGGCTGGATCACCACCGCCGCCAAAGGCGTGGTCACTACCGCTGAAGAGAAGATCGCCGACGCCAAATCCACGATGCCAGTAGGCACCACGCAGGCTTTGATTGAGCAGGGCGCTGTGGTGTTCTCTTCCATTCACGCACGCTTGCACGAGAGCCAGCGCCGAGTCATTGGCGTTGTTGCCCGCTTGAACCGCTGGTACTTGGACGAGCAAAAGCGTGGCGACATGGTCGCAGAGTTGCCCATCAAGAAGGAAGACTTCAAGCGCAACAGCGACATCGTGCCTGTAAGTGATCCCCACATTTTCTCTGAGACACAGCGCGTGGCCCAGATGCAGTCTGTGTTGCAGTTGTCCACACAGTTCCCTGCAATTTTTGACCAGCGTGCCGTCGTGAATCGAATGCTCAAGCAGTTGAAGATTCCGAATGTGAACGAGTTGATACCGAATGCCAGCAAGCCTGCGGAGATGAATGCCGCAGACGAGAACTCCGCTATGGCACTGGGCCGACCAGCCTTCGCTTACCCGCGTCAGGATCAGTTGGCTCACATTCAAGCCCACTTGGCCTTTGCGCTCGATCCTGCTTTGGGATCAAACCGCCTAATCGCGCCCAAGTACATTCCGAACGCGCTGGAACACATCAAGCAACACATGATGCTCTGGTACACCAGCCAGATGTCCACCTATGTCCAAGGCGACACTGGCGTGCAGTTTGGCAAGTACGAAGACAGCAAACTGGTCAAGCAGATCGACAACGCGGTGGCCTTGGCCTCTACGCACCTGTCGATGGATACCGAAGAGGTGTTCAAAGGTTTGTTGCCTGCGCTGGAGCAGTTGGGACAGATGATGCAACAGTTCAAACCCGCGCCCCCGCCGATGGATGGCGAGGCACAAGCAGTGTTGCAGGCTTCTATGGCCGAGACACAGCGCCGCGCCGCAGAAGACCAAGCACGCCTTGCCTTCGATACGCAGAAGTTCCAAGCGGAAATAGCGCAGAAAGAAAAAGATCGTCAAGTCAAGATCGCAATGAACGCCGAGGACAACCTCACGACAGAGCGAATGAAGACTGCCGATTTGACCTTAGACGAGGTCAAACTTCGACAAGAGCAGGAGCAGACTGCTATCAAACTGCAAAACCTTACCCAACGAAACTTAGGAGAATGAAATGGCTATCACACTTAAAGACGAGCAATCAGAAGCCGTGCGCCA